CGATTACCGGCTGGCGCCGGCCCGCGACATCGTGCACTGGTTTCGGCAGGACCGCCCCGAGCAGCACCGCGGCGTGTCCGAGATCACGCCGGCCCTGCCGCTATTCGCGCTCCTGCGCGCTTTCACGCTCGCGGTCATGGACGCGGCGCGCAACGCAGCGCACTTTTCGGGCATCCTCAAGACCACCGCGTCGCCCGACCCGGATGACGAGGAATCGCCCGGCCTCGAGGCCATGACCTCGTGGGAGCCCGAGCGCAACATGTTTACGGCGCTCCCGGACGGCTACGACATGGGCCAGTTCGAGCCCGCCCAGCCCGCGAGCACCTACGCCGAGTTCAAGAACGAGATCATTAACGAGATCGCGCGGTGCCTCAACGTGCCGTTCAACGTCGCCGCGTGCAACTCGTCCAAATACAACTACGCGTCCGGCCGCCTCGATCACCAGGGTTACTTCAAGGACATCGCCGTCGCGCGCGGCCATTGCGAGCTCAACGTGCTCGGGCGCTTCTTCCGCGCGTGGCTCAGGGAGGCGGTCGATTACGTCCGGGACCTCAATCCCTACGCCGCCGTCCTCAATCGCTACGCGCGATGGCACCAGTGGTTCTGGGACGGCCGGGAGCACGTCGACCCGAGCAAGGTCGCCTCGGCCGCAGTGACCCTGAAGGCCGCCGGGCTGCTGCCCGACACGCTCTACTGGGCCGGCGAGGGCTACTGGGTGGAGGACATTTACGACCTCGAGGTCGAAGAACGCGAAATGCGCCGGGAACGCGGCCTCGCTTTGCCCGCGGCGCCGACAACCCCGGCGGCCCCCGCCCCCGACGGCGACGAAGCCCGCGACGAGGGCCGCCGCCAGCGCGCCGAGGACGGCGAGGACCCGGACGAAGAGGACGAGGAGGAGGCGGCTGCGCCCGCCTCCGCCACAACGCGATAGGAGGATGCCGCCATGCAGCTGCGCGACGTGTGCCCCGCGGCGTTCGAGCGCATGCAGCGCCTCGCCGCCGCGCGAGACGTGCCCGAGACCCTCACGCTTGCCGCGGTGGCCGTCCAGATGATCGAGGCGGGCCCCGGCGAGGACGGCAGGCCGAAACTCCCCCGTTTCGAGATGACCGCCTATACCGGCGTCCAGATGCGCCTCATGGGCTGGTATCACCCGGTGGTGATCGACCTGGAGGGCATGGAGCTGCCCGCGGAGGGCGAGCAGTTCCCGGCCTTCCTCCTGCACGAGCCGGGCAGCATCGTCGGGCACTTCGAGGCGTGGGCGAAATCGCAGAAGACGCTCAAGGCATCGGGCGTTATCTCGGGCACGGGCCCGGCCGCCCAGGAGGTCGTCGGCAACGCGAAGAATGGATTCCGTTGGAAGGCTTCGGTCGGCGCGTCCGTCCAGCAGGTCGAGTTCGTCGAGGCCGCCAAGACGGTCAAGGTGAACGGCCTCGTGCACAAGGGGCCGGTGTATGTGGCCCGCAAGAGCCGAATCGAGGAGATCTCGTTCGTGCCCATCGCCGCCGACAACCGGACGTCGACGCGCGTCGTCGCCGAGGCGAAGCGCCTCGCGCTCGACGCCAAGTTTCACTCGTGGCTCGACCAGCGCTTCGAGCGCTGGCAGGCATCACGGAACGCGTAAGCCCTCTCTCTTTTTCCGAAAGGAACCGATCATGGAGTTCGAAAAGTGGCTCGAGGCCCAGGGCTGGACGAAGGACGAGTTCGACGCCCTGGACGAGAAGAAGCAGCAGGCCATGCGGGCCTCGCACAAACTGGGGACGCAGCCGCAGGCGCCGGCGCCTCCCCCGGTCCCGGCCGCCCCGGCCCCCGCAGCTCCGCAGGCGGCGCAGGCGGCCGCCTCGCATGGCGACATCGACGCCGAGATCGCCGAGCTCAAGCGCCAGGAGACTATCGAGCGCATGGCCGTCGAGGCCATCCGGGCGTCCGGCCGGCAGGTGGAAGTGGCCGAGCGCATCCGCGACCTCGCCGCGACCGCGTCGGCCGATCGCAACTACGACGTGAAGCGGTTCGAGATGGAGCTCCTGCGCGCCTCGCGTTCACAGGGCGGCTTCCGCCCGGCCAACATCGAGGGCCACGTGCTCAACGAGCGCGTCCTCGAGGCGGCGGCGCTCATGAGCACGCTGCACGTCTCGGGCGACAGCCTGCTGCGCTCGCACGGCGAGCAGGCCGTCGAGGCGGCCGACCGGCGCTTCCGCGGCAACCTCGGCCTGCACGAGCTCATCCTGCTCTGCGCGCAGGCCAACGGACACCCCGTGCAGCGCATGCGGGTGACCGACGGCAACTGGCAGGAACTGGTCGCGTGGGGGGTGACCGACCCGCGCATCCGCGCGGCCGGCCACTCGACCGTGGACCTGGGCGGGATCCTCGGCAACGTCGCCAACAAGGCCCTCGCCGCCGCGGCGGCCGACCCCGTCTGGGTGGTGCCGCGCATCAGCGGGATGGCGAGCCACACCAACTTCTACGCGCACACGATCTACTCGCTCGCCATGAACGGCGACGTGGAGGAGGTCGGGCCCAGCGGCGAGCTCAAGAACGTGAACCTGAGCCAGGAGTCCTGGACGCGCCAGGTCGGCACGCGCGGCGCCATCCTCAACCTGTCGCGCACGCACATCATCAACGACGACCTGAGCGTGTTCACCAAGAACGCCCAGGCGCTCACGCGCAAGTGCTACACCGCCCGCGAAAAGGCCGGCTTCACGCTGCTCAACGCGACGGGGGCCGGGTCGAGCCACTTCACCGCGGCGCGCGGCAACTACCTCTCGGGCACGGCCTTCGGCTCCGCGGGGATGGACCTCGCCGTAGCGGCCTTCCGCGGCCTGACGGGCCCCGACGGCGACCCGGTCGGCGTCGAGCCCGCCGTGGTGCTCGTGCCGAAGGGCAGCGAGAGCGCCGCGAACCGGCTCTTGAAGCCCGGCGGCGCGCTCATCGCCACCGTGCTGCTCGACGAGTCGACCCCGCAGCTCGACGCGAACGCCAACGTCTACGAGGGCCGGTTCGGGGGCCGGGCGCTCACCAGCCCCTACATGGACCTCGCGTCCATCACCGGGTATTCGACGACGGCCTGGTATCTCCTGGCCGACCCGAACGTCTACCCGTGCATGGAGGTCGCCTACCTCAACGGCCAGCAGACGCCGACGGTGACCTACTTCGGCCTGGACACGAACCCGGCCCAGCTGGGCATCACCTGGCAGGTGTTCTTCGACTTCGGCGTCGCCCTCGCCGAGTGGCGCGCGGGCGTGAAGTCGGCCGGCGCCTGACGTGAAAAACCCTCCCGGGGCGTTCCCGCCCGGCGGGGCGCCCTGGGAGAAGCTGCGCCGGGCGGAAGGCGTGCGGCTTACGGACGCTTCTGACAAACGAAACTTCTTTTCAGGAGGCCTGTATCATGGCCAAGGCACTGTTCATTCAGGACGGGCAGTATGAGGACTACACGCCGTCGGCGGCGGTCGATGCCGGCGACGTGGTGGTCATGGGCGACAGCCGGCTCGGCGTCGCGACCAGCGCGATCGCGGCCGACGCGCTCGGCGCGCTGCTCACCAGCGGCGTCGTGGACCTGCTCAAGAGCGGCTCCACGGGCCCGGTGTTCCGCGTCGGCGAGGACGTCACCTGGGACGTGGCGAACGAGCTCGCCATCCGCGGCACCGTCTCCTGCGGCGTCTACGCCGGCAAGTGCATCAAGGCGGCCGGCACGTCGGACACGCGCGTGCGGGTGCAGCTCAACGCCCCCAGCCGGTTCGCCGACATGGAGTGGGAGGACGTGACGCTCGCCGGCGGCTCGAAGACCCTCGACATGTACGATGTCGGCAAGGTCATCAACGTCACGACCGGCCACGCGTCCTACGTGGTCACGCTCCCGGCCGTCGCCGCCGGGCTCGAGTTCGTCGTGCGCGTCGGCGTCTCCGGCCAGCGCGTGGCGGTGAGCCCCAACGCCAGCGACAAGATCATGGGGCCCGACACCCCCGGCTACGACAACAAGGACCGCATCTGCGCGGCGGCCAACTCGCTCGCGGGCGACTTCATCCACCTGCGCTACGGCTCCGCCGACGGCTGGCTCATCGTGGCCGAGCGCGGGATCTGGACGCGGGAAACCTGAGCAGGGGCGCTGTCGGCGGGGGGTGAGCGGTGAGCGACGACATCAAGGCCGGCTCCGAGTGGCTCCAGGACGAGATGAAGGCCAACGCCTCGCGCACGGTCGTCTACGTGCGCGGGGCGGCCTCGGTGTCGCTCGCCGCCACGGTCAACCGCTCAATGTGGGACCTCGAAACCGCCGAGGGCCCGCCGCTGCGCATCGAATCGCGGGACTACCTCGTCCACGCCGCCGACCTCGTCCTGTCGGGGGCCGCCGTGCAGCCTGCGCCGGGCGACACCATCCGCGAAACCGACGGCGGCGCCGTTTGCACCTACGAGGTCATGGCGATAGGACAGGAGCCTTGCTGGCGATGGAGCGGCGCCAACCGCCGCCGCCTGCGCATCCATACGAAACTGGTGTCCGAGGCATAGGAGGCGTCCGGATGAGCGAGAGGACGTCGAACGGGTGTCTGAAGAAGCACGCGAAGCTGGCGGCCGGCATCATCCTCGGCGTCGCGTGCGTGGTGCTGCTCATCGTCTCGACCGCGATGGGCTGGATGCGCGACGACGTGAAGGCGTCCGACGTCAGGCGGGCCGAGATGGAGCGTGCGCAGAAAGACCAGGAGGCGCGCCTGCGCGCGGTCGAGACCGCGACGGCGGCAGCCGAGGCCCGCTGGCACGAGGTGCAGAGGTCGCTGGAACGCATCGAAAAGCGGCTGGATAGTCGGTGAGGGCTGGAAACTGGAGACTGGACCGCTCCCCCGACGCGTCGGGCTCGCTGACTGGAAACTGGAATGACATGGAGGCCCTGCGCGCGGACAGAACGTGATAGAGATCTTGAGGCGCTGAGGCGCTAAGACGCTAAGACTGCAGACGGGAGGTGCATGATGCAGGAACGTCCATACAGCCACCTGCTCACGCTGGTGGAGAAGAAATCGGCGCTGCCCAATGCCGGCAACGTCACCGTCGCCCTCGGCCGCACGTGCTACGAGGTGATCCTTGCGGTGCCCGCGGCGACGGGCGCGGGCGCGCTGCAGTTCAGCCTGACCGGGACGGCCGACGCGAACTCGCCAGACCTTGACGGGGGCAATTCGCCTTTGCGCGTGCCCGTCCCCCAGGGCTGCACCTCGGTCAGTTTCTACGCGGCGGGCAACCTTAGCGCGTCGAAGGGCACGATCCTTGCATGGTAAGAGGAAGTCGCGCGCTGCATCCGGGCGAGGCGCGGGCGTTTGATGATGTCTGCAATCGGCACGTAGCGGCGACGGATGACGTGGCGTCGCAACTGAAGCGCATAGCGGAGGCGTAGGGCGTGGCGCTGAGGTTTGTCGGCTGTGACAACCTGACGAAGCCCGAGGACAGGCTCGTCCGCTGCGAGGCGACGCGGGAGAAACTGCGCCTCGTACTGAACGCACGTGGACTGCTCTGCCGGGACCGCATCGAGGACATGGCCCGTGCGTCATGGGGACAGCACGAGACGCTCGCCGCGTTCCTCAAGCGCATCCGGGCCGACCGGAGCGTGACGGCCGCCGCCCAGGCCGAATACGGCGCGTTCAGCGCCGAGCGGCTGCTGTTCACCCGGCGGCTCTGCGCCGTGCAGAACGAGCGCGGGCGGCTCATGGATGCGCTCGGCGTCGTCGTGCCGGAAAAGGACGGCGGCGGGCGCACGCTGCCCAAGCCGACGCTCACGGGGGCCGACCTCGCCCAGGTGGACCCTGACCGCGACTTCTCCGGCGACCCGGCGCTGCCCGACCTCATCGACCCGACGCAAGATTTCACCACGTTTACCGAAGTGGACGCGGGCGGGTATCTGTCCGAGACCGCATCGACCATCACCGTGACCTCGCTGCCCCGAGGCGTGAACGTATATCTGTATAAGGATTACACGGCCAACCACTTCGGGGACATGGACGTGGACGTGCAGTGGAACATGAGCGTCGCCACGTCTAACAACCACTGCGGCCTGTTTGCTATCGGGGACACCCCCGGCGAACAGGTTGCGCTGGCGGCCTCAAACGATGCCTTCGGCATCCGGCTGTATCAGGACGACCTCATTATACAGGCGTATGATAACAGCGACGCTCAGGACGCGTTTGTCGCGTATTCCACCAGCCAGGAATACTATGCGACACTGACGCGCGTGACGGCGGCCGGGGTCTGCGTGGTCTACGACGATGCCCCGCGCACGTCCGTCGTGGACACGATCGGTTGCACCACGACCAGCGCGAAGAGGCGGTATGCCATCTCGGCCTACAGCGCCACTACGGCGAACAGCGGCGTCACCACGGGCACCATTTCCAACCTCGACCTGAACGAAGGCGCAGGCGGCGCTACGCCGTGGCTCTACCTGCCACATAACGCACAAATCATCGGAGCGTTTCAATGAGTTATCCGAGAAATGCCGCGACGCCGAAGGCCGTCACGATTGGCCGAATCACGCTCATTGCGGACGGGTCCGCCGTCACGAGCGGCGCGTCGGTGCGCGTGAGTCTTGACGGCGGCGCATGGGGTGCCGGTGGCGGTTCGCTCAGTTACGACACGACTTCCGAGGAGGTGAGTTACGCGCCGATTCAGGCTGAGACCAACGGCGACGTGCTGCGCATCTCGGTTTATAAGGCGGGGTGCATCGGCTGTCAGGCGACGGTGTTCATGGACCCGGTTGCTCTGCCAGCTGTCGCCGCCGGGGGGAACGGTGGGCTCCCGACCGTGGACGCCAACAACACGGTGAAACTTCGCACGGGCACGGGCGCGGGAGAGTTGGACTTCACCTCGGGCGTCGTCAAGAGCAACCTCGCGCAGATTCTCGCGACCGCGCTCACCGAGGACGCGGGCGGCTGGCTCGCCGCCGGGTTCAAGAAGTTCTTCAACGTCGAGACGCCGACCGGAACAGTGAACAGCCTGCCCGACGCGGTCGCGGGGGCCGCGGGCGGCGTGAGCATCGTCGGCAGCAAGATGAAGGCCGAACGCCCCCCGCACCACTGGTATGTCACGAAGGGCGGCAACGACTCGACCGGCGACGGATCGGAATCAACGCCGTATCTGACCTTCGCCAAGGTGCTCACCGTAGCGGCTTCAGGCGACCATGTTCACTTCGGGACGGGAACGTGGTCTGAGGCCGCCGACGCCAGCGCGTTGCCGCTGCACTTGATCGGCATGGGCAAAGGTCTGACAGTGCTGACCCAGGCTGCCGAAGATCACACGCTGAAAATCGACGACGGCGGCACTATTGAGGATATGTCCGTCATCCAGACGAAGGCCGCATCGGCCGGTCTGAGCGCCATCGATTGCGCGGGTAAGAGCGGGATTCGGCTCCTCCGAGTCGGAATCGAGAGCACGGCGACCGCGATTTCCGGGGCCGGCGCAAGCGGGTGGGCCGAGGACGTTACGATTGCCGCCGCCGAGGCGGGCTACTCTGGCGGCTCGTGGATCATTACGCGCCCGGACATCGCGCTTTCCGGCTGGACTGCCTGCGCCGCCTTCGGCATCCAGAACGGGGGCATCACGGTCGTCATGGGCGGGCAGGTCAGCGTAGAAGCCAACACGGATACTGATTTCGTCGCGGGGATTGAGAACCAGGGTACGCGATGCCTGGTCGTCGGCACGGACGTGTATGCCCAGAATACCGGACTCGCCGGCGTCTATGGCCTGAAGGGGGTCAAGGCGGTGGCTTGCGCGGTCCTAGCCTCGGGCACAAACGCCGCATTCCTGCACGCCGCGAATGACTGCAAACTGTTCCAGTGCACAACGGCGACCAACCCGGCTACCGGCGAGGAGCGATATGACGTGGCCGATTCTACTGTTTCGGGCACGGATTATGACGGGGCGAAAACCTCGGGCACCATCACGCAGGTCGAGCCCGGGACGTCGCTGCTCGCGCGTCTCGGCGCGTTCACCGGCACGGGCGTCAACACCGTCCTCGGGTTCCTCAAGGCGCTGGCGTCGAAGGCCGCGAGCACGCCCTCGGACATCGGCGGGACGTTCAGCGCCGCCGCCGACGCGCTCGAAGCCATCCGCGACCGCGGCGACGCCGCATGGACCACCGCGGACGTCTCGGGCATCGCCACGATCATCACCGCCATCAACGCGCTCCAGAACAACACTCGCGTCAAACTGCTCGTGCCCTCCGTCATGGAGCGCCCGGACGCCGACAGCACGGCTTACGCGATCGAGATCATGCTCTACGACGAGGCGGGGAACATGGAGGCCCCCGACGAGCTCCCGACGCTCACCGTCAAGAACCAGGCGGGCGACGACCTCAGCGCGAACCTCGGCGTCGTGACGCCCGTGTCGACCGGCTACTACACCTGCACCTACACGCTCGCTGATGACGACGACATGGACCAGCTGCGCTTCACACTGTCGGTGGTCGAGGGAGGGACCACGCGCGTGCACGGGGCGCTCTCGCTCATCGTGGACACGACGGCGGCCGATTTCACGTCGGCCGACCGCGAGCAGCTCGACGCGCTTCACGACACGCTCGACGAGGCCGGTGTGTTCAGCGAGACGGCGCTGGCCAAGGCCCCCGCGGCCGAGGTCGAACTCACCCCCGAGCAGATCGCGGCGATCGTCAACGACCTCATCGAGGGCGGCCTGGCGAAGGAAGAGACGCTCGACGCGGTGGCCGCGCTCATCGCCGCCATCAAGGCCCGCACCGACACGCTCGGCGCGGGCGTCGTCAGCTACGTTGGCTCCGTAGCCTCCGGGGGCACCGCCAACCTTTACCAGGACAACGATTACACCGAGGTTTTGGGCAACCGGCCCTACTGGGACATCACCGGCTACTCTGGCCCGGACATCGACGGCGAAGAGGGCGAGTTCCGCATGGCCCGCGCGCGCCGGATCGCCGATTCGTCGGGCGCACCGTTTGCAGCTGAGTTCGAATGCGCCTGCACCTTTGCCCAGACCGGCAGCACCGTCCGCGCGACACTCGACGATGTTGAGGCGGATGACCTGGCCGGGCTTATCGTCGAGGGCGCGCGAACGAATTACACCTGGCAGATCTGGCACGGCAGCCGCGCCCTGGCGACCGGCACCCTGGTGCTGCATCGAGGCGTCGCCGCGGCTTCGTGACGACGCCCACGACCCGTAACCTGTGATTTGGGATGCGCGACATGTCCGTGTTGACCGACATCGTCGACGCCGTGGTGGCCGCGCTCAACGCGGCGGAGCTCTCAATCGACTTCACCGCCGCCCGGCGCATGCAGGTGACCGACGTCGACATCAAGGACCTCAGCGGCCTGCGCCTCGAGGTCTACCCGGGCCCCTGGACGGCCGAGCTCACCACGCGCGACGGCGACGAAACCGGGAGCTACACGGTCATGGTCGGCGTCCAGGCGAAATGCGACGGCAAGAAACTGGCCGAGGGCGACACCAGCGAGGTCGACGGGCTCCTGGACTTCGTCGAGGAGGTCCACGACCTCTTCCGCGACGAGGAGTCGCTCGCGGGCTACGCCGACGCGCACTTCGTGCGCACCGCGCAGGAGCGCCCCTACAGCGAGGAGGACCTGCGCGAAAACCATGTGTTCGTCTCGGTGCTCGCCCTGGTCTTTGAGGTTTACCGCTGAAAAACTGTTGGAGGCTCATATGCCCATCCGCCACATCCGATGTCCGGGCTGCAGCCGGGTCCACGCGACCCCCGCCTCGACGCTGGCCAACGGCAGGCAGGTCGCGTGCAAGTGCAGCTGCGGCGCCCGCTACGCCGTCCGCAGAGATGGCAATGGGCAGATCGTCGTCGACCAGTTCACCGCGGCCGCCGCCCCGGGCCCCGCGGAGGGGGAGGGCGATGTTTAAAGCCGACTTCGCGGGCGCCGGCGTCCGCACGTTCATTCGGTTCGACGACGACCGCATCCGCAAGCTGCTCGACCGCGAGGAGCGCAGGAACCTGCTGCGGGCCGGGGCGTTCGTGCGCACGACGATGCGCCGCCTCATCCGTAAGCGCAAACGGCCCAGCGCCCCCGGGCAGCCGCCCAGCTCGCACGTCGGCACGCTCCGGCGGCTTATCTTTTTCGCCTTCGACACCGCCTCGCGTTCGGTCGTGGTGGGGCCCTTCAGCAAGCCGCCGGGCGGTTCGCGTCTCGATCGGTCCGTGCCCCTCGGCCGGCGCACGGGGGCCGAGGTGCTCGAAAAGGGCGGGCGCGTCATGCGCCTCTTTCAGCGCTCGCGCGCACGGGGCCGAAAGGCGGCGGGCCGAATGAGCGCGGCGCGCGTGCGGCGCATCCGAGAGGAATACGCGAAACGCGGGCCCGCCGAGATGATGCGCAAGGTCATTACCGTGGCAGCCAGGCCCTTCGCGGCCCCCGCCCTCAGGACGGAGATGTCCAAGTTCGCCGGGCTGTGGTCCAAATCGATACGCGCATAAGCGCGATTTGAAGAAAGGAGCAGAACATGTCGACGTCACGCAGAGTCGGTCGTCAGGGCAAGGTGTATCGGAACACGGGCACGTGGGCGAGCCCGACGTGGAGCGAGGTGACGGGGCTCAAGGACCTGGCGCGGTCCGGGGAATGGGGCGAGGCCGACGCCGCCACGCGCGATTCGGTCTTCAACCTGACCCTGCTCACCATCCTCGACACCGTGATCACGGGCGTCCTGGTCAAGGGCGCCAACTCGAACTACAACGCGATCCGTTCGGCGTTCGAGAACGGGACGCCGATCGAGCTGGCAATTATGGACGGGCCGATCACGACCGCGGGCAACCGGGGCCTGCGCGCGATGTTCGTCGTGCAGCAGTTCAGCGAGGAATACCCGCTGCGCGACGAGATGGTGCACAACGTCACCTTCAAGTGCACGCCCGACACGAACGCGCCGACCTGGTATACGGTGAGCACCTGATCGACGAGGCCCGCCATGCAGCACGATGCGCGAGAGCCGGAGCCGATTGAGTTCGTCTCGACGGAGACGCTTCGGCCCGAGGTCTGCGAGGTCTCCTGGCGGTCCTTCCGGTCGCGCCTCAAGGGCGTCGCGTGGGAGCGCAGCACGCTCTACCTCAACATCGACCCGGTGCCCGAGGGCGCGCCGCTGGCGCTGATGTTCGACCTCGAACGGGTCGCGCGCTCGGTGTTCGGCACCGTCCGCGTGCACCTGGCCGACGAGGGGAATTTCGCGCGCGCCGTCCGGTGGGGCTGGTCGCAGCCCGCAGGGGCGCTGTTCTTCTACCTGCAGGCCGACTGGACGCTCGACCGCGACGTCGCGTTCGCCGACATGCTCGCCGCGATGGACGGCTGGGACGCCCTGAATCTCCGGGCCTACCCGGGGGACCGGCGCCAGAGGCTGTGCCTCTCGCCCGTGCTCATCCGAACCGAAGTCGCGCGAGAGCTGGCCTCGCGCATGACCCTGGACGTGGGGCCGGAGGCCCAGCTGCGCCGGCCCGAGTGCCGCCCGGGCGGGCGTTCGTTAGGCGTCGGGGTGCGCAGCCGGCACTGGCCGTCAGACGTCATCGTGCGCGATATCGGGCGCCCCTGGCGCGAGGAGCATGACATCGACCTGAAGGGCGGCACGAGTTTCACCACATGGGAGAGACGCAAATGGGTCGTGTGAAATGCATCCAGTTCCACGTGGCCGCATTCAGGAACTACGCGTCCGACACCGCCTGGCTGCTGCAGCACGGGCTTGAGCTGGAGGGCTTCACCCCCTTCGGCCGCCGATTCCCCGGCGAGCAGGACTGCACCGACATGCGCGCGGTGTGCCAACGCGAGCGGCCCGACGTCGTGTTTTCGGAGGCATGGAACACGTGGAATCCCGAGATGCCCCAGCCGGCCAGCAAGGACATCGGCTTCGACAACTACGACTGGCTCGGCTCGCAACCCGGGATCTTCCGCGTGACGAACCACGACGACCCCTGGGGGCATCCCGAGAAACACGCCGAGTGGCATCGACGTTTTCGCCCGGACGTCATCCTCGTGCGTTACGAGATCGCGCGGGTGCTCCAGATAGCGCCCTACGTCGAGCGCTCAAAACTCATGCGCATCCATCATTCTGTGACGCGCGAATACTGCCGGCCCGTGACGGCCGAGGGCCGCGACCGCGTCTGCCTGCTCTCGGGCGCCTCGAGCGAACGCATCTACCCGATGCGCGCGCGGCTCTGGCGCGAGGTGCAGCAGCTGCCCGACTGGGAGCGCACGTTCACCATCCGCCCGCATCATCACTGGTCCCGCACCGGCGGCTCAGCTGTCCCCGACTACATGCGCGCGCTCGCCGGTTTCCGCGTGATGTTCGTCGGCACCTCGGTCTTCAAGGTCGCCTTCAAGAAACTCTACGAGGGCACAGCTGCCGGCTGCATCGTCGTGACGAACCTGCCCGAGACCGACCGCGTGCCCGTGGTCGAGGAGAACCTTGTGCGCGTGAGCGACGACATCGGCGCGGCCGACCTGCGCGACCTGTGCGAGGGTCTCGCCGCGCGGTGGGATCTCGACCGCCAGCGCGACCTGGCCCGCCGCGTCATCGACCGATACGACTACCAGTCGGAGGCCGCGCGCATCCGGCGCGGCGTCCTCGCCCGCGCCGGCATCCCGGAGGGAGGTGTTTTCTGATGAACAGGATCCCGGCCATGCGGGCCGTGTCGTCCAAGTGGGTTATCCAGGTCGACGTCACGAACGCCTGCCCGCGCCGATGCTCGAACTGCACGCGCCTCACCGCCCACGTCAAGAGGCCGTTCTTCACGACGCCGCTTCAGTTCCGGCGCGCGCTCGAGGCGGTCGCGACGTTCCCGGCCGACTCGACACCGGACCCGGAGGGCCGCCGCAAGGTCATCGGCATGATCGGCGGCGAGCCGACCATTCACCCCCAGTTTGAACGCCTCTGCGCGATCTTCCGCGAGGTCATCCCCGAACGCAAGCACCGGGGCCTCTGGACCTCGATGGGCCCCGCCTACGAGAAACATCGCGTGATAATCGAGGACACCTTCGGCTATCTCCACCGGCATCCGCACGAACCGCCCGCGCGGCACCAGCCGGTGCTCATCGCGTCGCGCGAGGCCATTCCCGACGAGCGAAGACGCCTCGAATACATCTGGGGATGCTGGCTCGGTCAGAGCTGGGGCGCGTCGATCACGCCCAAGGGGCTCTACTTCTGCGAGGTCGCCGGCGCCCTCGACATGGTCCTGGGCGGGCCCGGCGGCCTGCCGGTCGAACCGTATTGCTGGCAGAGGTCGATGCTCGACTTCCACGACCAGGTCAAACACTGGTGTCATCGCTGCGGCGTCTGCGTGCCGCTGCCGGGCCGGCTCGACTGCGACAAGATCGACGACGTGAGTCCTCGCAATTTCGCGGCCCTCAAGGCCGCTCATAGCCCTGGGCTGGCCCGGTGCCGCGTATTCGATTGCGCGAGCTACAGCCCCGGCACTTTCGACGGCGATTGGAACCCGAGGCGATATCGCGATCATGAAAGCGAGGTGCTGATGCCGCCGGGGGTGAGACCATGAAGGCCATCAACTTCAAGCGGTTCGTCCTCGACATCCCGGTCGAGCAGGTGCGAAATCGTCGGGGCCTCGCAGGCCCGACCTGGAACGATCTGCGCGTCCTGCTGAAACTGCTCGCCATCGCCCAGCCGCGTCGATGCCTCGAGATCGGCATCCACCGCGGCAACACGGCCGCCCTGCTCCTGGAGCGCGGCCCCTGCATCGAGCGCTACGTCGGCCTCGACCGGGCCTGCGGCAACGCGCCGCCCGACGCCGGGTGCCTCGTGAAAGACGACCCGCGCGTCACGCTGATCGTGCGTGGGCGCGGCACGTGCGAGATCCCGGCCGAGGAGGTCCTCGCCGCCGGCGGCCCCTTCGACTGGATCTTCATCGACAGCGACCACTCGTATCACGGGGTGGCCTTCGACACCGATTACTGCGCGCCCCTCCTGGCCGAGGGCGGCGTCATGGTCTGGCACGATTTCGGCGTGCCCTCGCAGTTCCGGCCGGGCGGCGCCCTCTTCGGCGTCCACCGGTTCCTGCGGGAGGAGCCGCCGACGCCGCCAGTGCATTGCTTTCGAGATAACCTGCACACGTCTTCGGTCGCCTGGCGCTCGGCCGCCTGGCGCAAATACGGGTTCGACTACTACGCGGACTGACCGGCCATGAACATCCTCATCGTGTGCGTGAACTATGACGACCTCCTGGCCATCAGCCTGCCGACGGTGAGGCGCGAGTTCCCCTCCGCCCGCACGGCCGTCATCACGACGTTCGAGGATGAGGCGACGTTGGGCATCGCGACGGCTGCCGGCGTGACGGCCTACCGCACGGGGGCCTTCCACCGCGGGGGGGCCGCGTTCAACAAGGCGGCGGCGCTCAACGATTACGTCCGCTGGCAGCGCGAATGGGGTCTCGCCGCCGACCCCAACGGCTGGACTATGACGTTAGACGCCGACATCGCCCTGCCCCGGGGCTTCGGCGACGTCGTCCGCGCTGAGATGACCGACCCTGCGTGCCTCTACGGGGCGTCGCGCCTGATGTGCCCCGATCTCAGGACCTGGCGCGAGGGCCCGCCGTTCCTGCGCGTCCCCGACCCGCCGCAGCTGCCCGGCTTCCTGCACGGCTTCTGGGCGCCGGGCCTCGTGGAGCCCTGGTATGACGCGACCGTCGAGCACGCCGGCGCCTACGACACGTTCTTCCAGTCGGGCTGGCCGCGCGAATGCAGGCGGCGCTTCAGTGTGCCGGTTACCCACCTGGGACCCCTCGGGCAGAACTGGTTCGGCCGACGCACCGAACGATGGGACGGGCGCCAGCTCGCGCCGCCGCCTGGCGCGGAGGCCCTTTTCCGCCGCCACGAGGAGCAACGCCGGCAGCGCGTGCCGGTTGAGGACCGCAAGCGCGCGCGTCCGGGGGAGGTGCTCGCATGACCCTGTCCGAGCTGATGGATCGGCACGCGGGGGAAACGGTGACGATCTGCGGCACCGGCCCCTCACTCGATGCGCTGGATCTTGACGCCCTCGCCGGCCCGCGCATCCTCATCCATCGCGCGGCGTTCGTCGTGCCCGTCTCGCCGGCAGAGACGTATTGGCTCGTCCTCGACGACTGCTGGGGCATGGGCACGCCGGGGCCCTGGCACGAGCTGCTGGGCCGGGTCATTGCGGGCGTCGCCGGCATGGTGCTGGTCGCGCGCGATCCCCTGGGCAATGCGAAACGTCCGGTTGCCCCGCCGCGCGGCGGCAACATCGTCGCCTTCGACGGCTCCCGGCCCCAGAACGTCCGGGCGCTCGAGCGCACGCGCAAGCAGCTCGCGGCGTCGCGCGACCTGTGGACCTGGGCCGGGTCGGCCGGCACAGCTGTCCACCTGGCATGGTTCATGGGGGCCTCGCGCGTTGTGCTCGCCGGCTGCGACGGCGGCCACGGCCACGCCCGGCGGCTTGACGCCTATTACGGCGAGGCCCGCAAGGACGGTTTCGGGTATCGCCCGGCGCACGACTGCATGATGCGGGCGCTGGAGGCGCTGCACATCGACTACACGTTTCTCGGGGAGGACGGCGCGTGAGGACGTTCAGGGACAAGACGGGCCGGGTGTGGGTGGTGGAGATGACCTTCGGCGCGGTCGAGCGCGTGAAGGCCGAGGCGGATATCGACCTCCTCGACCTCTCGAACGAGAACGTCTTCATCCAGGTCGCCCAGGGCGGCGCCCGACGAATCATGCATTTGCTTTTCGCCATGCTGCGCCCGCAGATCGAGGCGGCGGGCCTGAAGCCCGAGGAGTTCGCCGAGGCCCTGGCCGGCGAGCAGGTCGAGGACGCCTGCAACGCGTTCCGCGAGGAGTGGCTCGATTTTTTCCGGAACCCCGCCGAGAGGCGGGTGCTGCAGGCGGCCCTGGAGAAGACGCGGGAGTTCGAGCTCCGGGCGGAGGAGATGATCCTCAAGCAGATGGGGCAGGGGGGCCATCTGGACCGGATGATGCAGCAGGTGCTCGAGGAGATGAGCGCCCGGATGGACGCGCTGTCCGCGAACTCGTCTGGGCCCTCGCCGGCATCGTCGGCCTCGACCCCAGGCACTTCAGCCTGAGGCAGCTCGAGCGGATGGCGTCGGCCCGCGAACGCGCCGCCTACGACCGCCACGCGGTGTTGAGCTGGATCTGCGCCTCCGGCCTCATCACCCGGCAGGGCGGCGGGGCGTGGCGCATCGAGGATTTTCACCCGTTCGCCGAGCTGAGGCCGCCCGGCGGCGCGCCGATCACCGGCGAGAACATCGGCGCGCTGCGCGAACTGGCAGAGGGGCGCAGCATGAAGGTGAGCGCACGGGATATTAAGGTCGTCGAGGCTTAACGAAAGGAGCCGGTCATGAAGCGGCAACGGATGTGGATACTCGTGGTTTTCTGCGCGCTCCTCGCCCCGGCGTTCGCGGGCTGCGGCATGGTCTACCCGCGTACCGTCATCGGCCCGCCCGTGTTCGTCGGGCAGGACCGCGACGAGCGCGTCTTCGGGGGTTCCGACACGACCGAGACCGAGACCATCGTCATCGAGGTGCCATCCGTGACGGTGGACGATAACGAAGGGAGGAAGCCATGAAGGGGTTCATCGGATTCGCCGCGCTGGTCGTCGTCATCCTGTTGGTCCTGACGGTCGCCGAATACCTGCGGACGAGGCCCGCCGAGGCCCCGAGCGAGATGGCGCCGGCCGAGACCTCGTCGCCCGAGGCGACGCCGCCGGGGCAGGCCGCCTGGGTCGAGACGGCCAAGGGCCAGCGCATCAGCGCGCCGCCAGGCTCAAAGATCACCATCACGAGCACGAAGAAGGGCATCAAGGAGAAGGACATCGATATCTCGACGCGCGGCATGGAGGCGCGCGCCGCGGGGGTCGACACGTTCCGCGATGCTCCGAAGGACTTCAAACCCGGCGACATGCCCCTCTTCAACCTGCGCGAGGGCACGATGAGCCAGAAGGGGGCGGCCTTCACCGGCGCGGTATCGTCCTCGGGCGTCGCATGGGCTGTCCTCATCGGGGCGCTCATGTTCGCCGGCGGTCTCGCCGCAGCCCTGCTGCCCCAGGTGAAATGGACGCCGGAGGGTTACTACATCGCCGGCATCGGCGTCGCCCTCATGGCCGTCGCGTGGTCGCTGCCCGCGTTTGCCGGTTACGTCACCGTCGCCGTCCTCGTCGTGGGCCCGGTCATCGCGCTCTGGAAGAGTTGCAAGCTCAAGCAGTGGCTCGCCGCGCTGCAAAATGACCTCGAACGCAAGCGCCTGTTGCGCAACGCCCTGATCTCGGCCATCGCCTCGCTGCCGGCCGACACGCAGGAGGCGGTGCTCAAGAGGATCCGCGACGTGCGCGGGACCGGCGGCGACATGCTGCGCGAGATCCTTCATGAGGAGGTCGCCGAGGCCAAGAAGGAGACGGCCTCGGCATAACCTTCAACTTTCAACCAGCAACCTTCAACATCATCTGTTGAGGTGAAAAGATGCCATCACCAGGGGCTGTCCGCGCGGGCGAGGCCTACGTGGAAATATCGGCCGCGAACACGAAACTGGAGGCGGGTCTCAAGAGCGCCGCCGCCAGGATGCGCCGTTTCGGCTCGAGCGTCGCCGCCGCCGGCCTGGGCATGATGAAGTTCGGGGCCGTCGCGGCGGCCCCCTTCGTCGCCGCCGTCAAGAGTTTCACGACGATGGGCGATTCGGTCGCCGACATGTCGCGCCGCACGGGCATCGCGGCCTCCACGCTGAGCGAACTGCGTTTTGCAGCCGAGCAGACCGGGACCACCCTTGACGGCGTCGAGAAGGGCGTCAAGAAAATGCAGATGTCGATCAACGACCTGGAGCGCGGCCTTACTACCGCGAAGGACGCCTTCGGCACGATCGGCCTCTCCATCGAGAGCCTGCGCAGCCTCACGCCCGAGCAGCAGTTCAAGCGCATCGCCGACGGCATCTCGCGCATCTCGGACCCGTCGAAGCGGGCCGCCGTGGCCCTGCAGATCTTCGGTCGCGCCGGCACCGAGCTTTTAGGCATGTTCGAGCACGGGTCGGCCGGCATCGAGGAGTTGCAGGCGAAGGCCCGCGCGCTCGGCCTCACCATCAGCGACGAGGCGGCGGCCAACGCGGACCGCTTCTCCGACATCCTCAACGTCCTCGGCCACGAGATCAAGGGCGTCGGCTTCAGCATCGCCGAGGCCCTCATGCCGACGCTCCTCGAGATGGTGTCGGCCGTGCGCGAGGGCGTCCGTCGCCTCGCCGCGTGGATCCGCACGCACAAAGACCTCGTCGTGTGGATCGCGAAGACCGTCGCGCAGATCGCCGCGATGGGGGCGGCCCTCTGGGCCGTGGGCAAGGTCATCGGCTTCGTCGCCGGCGCCTATAAGGTGCTCACGCTGGCCATCAAACTGGCGTCGGTCGCCAAGGCCTTTCTGCTGATGCTCGAGGGCCCCAAGGGGTGGCTCATCCTCGGCGCGGCCATCATCGGCACCGCCGTCGCCTACAAGTTTCTCTCGTCGAAACTCCAGGAGGTGCGCGAAGACCTGGAGAGGGCTGAGGATGCGGCGCGCGGGGCCGCCTCGGGCATCCGCGAGGCCGGCAAGGCGGCGAAGGAGGCCGGCGACAGCATGATCCGCGAGACCGTCGACGGCATGACCTACGAGTATCCCCGGCACGTCACCGGCAGCTCGCAGATGACCATGAGCGACTGGCAGGCCATCGCCGACGACCGCGCGCGCGCCGAGCGCCAACGCATCGAACGCACCGGCACGGTCGAACAGCGCTGGGCGCAGCGCGTCCATGACATGCGCCTGGGCCTCATCGACCAGGAGGTCGAGGCCCGGGTCGCGGCTGAACAGAAACTGGCCGAGATGGCCTCGGCCTTCCTCGGCGCCTATCGCGCGCAGCTCGACGACATCGCCCGGCGGACCCGCAGGGGCATGTCCGACTGGGCGCATCCGAGGGAGATCCGGGAGGATTTCTACAAACGCGCGCGCGAGCTGCGCGCCAACTACCCCCGGTTCGTCCGCGAGATGGGCGTCGACGTGCGCGGCACGTTCAACCCCGCGGCGCTCCAGTCGATGCAGTCCGGCCCCACCGCCGATTACGCGAAGCGCACGGCGAAGGCCACCGAGGAATCGGCGAAGCGGCTCGGCCGCATCGAAAAGAACACGGACGGCGACGTCCTCATCGGCTGGTCTTAGGAGCCCTCTCATGACGGTGGCCATACGCGAGCTGATGCAGAGCCGGGAACTCACAGACGCCCAGGCCCATGAACGGCTCTACCTCATCACCGGCACCGACGACGAGGCGACCGCCCTGGCGACCTTGAAGGCGACCGCGCCGGCTACATCCAACAGCCTCGTGCGCGGGAACTGCCAGGTCGTGCCGCTGGGCCCGCACCCCGACGGCGCCGGCGGATTTCTTCGCCCAGGCGCATGGAACGGCCTCGCCCCGTATGCATCGGTCTCGCGCAAGGCCGACACCGTCGCCGACGATCTCGACGAGGGCGATATCTCGGTGACCTACTCGACCGGCGGCGCGTCGCAGCACGTGACGCAGTCGCTGGCCACGGTGGATTCCGGCGCCATCGGCGCGGCCACGCCCACCGATCACAAGGGGGCGATCGGCGTCACCGACGACGGCGTCGAGGGCGTCGACATCGGCGTCCGCCAGATGCGCCTCACCATCACCAAGGCCTACGACATCGACGACCTCCCGGCCGCCAGCGACCTCTACGCGCTCACGTTCACCGTCAACGACGACACGGTCGCCTTCGCCGATTCGCGCACGGGCGAGAACTTCAGCTTCGCCGCGGGCGAACTGCTCCTCGAAGCGGTCGATGGTCCCCGGATGCGCCGCGACGGCCTCGCCGAGTTGACCTACACCGTCCTGGCAGCCCCCAACGTGACGGGCATCGGTGTCGGCGATATCGCCGGGCTCGACAAGGCCGGCCACGAATACCTCTGGGCGCGTTACGAAAAGTCCAAGGATGCAGGGGCGGGCCGGGTGGCGACGCGCCCCTTCGAAGCGTATGTCGAGCAGGTCTACGAGGAGGGCGATTTCTCCGCCCTGGCGCTATGAGAGACGGCGACTCAGCGACTTAACGACTTGGGGTTCACGACATGGCCATTCAACGCGCGCGCACCGGCCAGCCCATGCGCATCCGGGCGGGCGACTGGAACGCGGTCGCCCGGGCGACCGAGCAGGTCCTTGGAGAACGCACGGGCCCCGGCGGCCTCGTCACCGCGACACGCGAGCCCGATATCGTCTGGGTCCGCAACGCCTCGGCCGTCGACCGCGACGTGTTTGAGGTCCTGGGCATCGACGCGCCCATGGTGCTGCCCTCCGAGAGCGAGGGCGACTTTGCCAACCGCCTCGCCCTCGACTGCGACACCCCGGCCGCCGCCGACCACACCGGGAAGTTCGTGGTGCTCCTCGAGCCCATCCCGGCCGGGAAGTGCGGCCGGGCGGTCCTCTCCGGCCTCACGCAGGTCCACCTGGAGATGACCGACGAAGCGCATGGGTTTGCCGATGTGAAGGACGCCGACGCGACCGTTCTCGCGAGCTGCGCCGCCGGCGCTGCCCAGATCCTCTGGCGCGACTCGACCTCCGGCAGCGACTGGGCTGTCGTGCGGCTCGGGGTGCCGCCTGCCCCTTTTAGCTGGCTCTTTGAATCCGCGTGCATGATCGACGCGGGCGACCCCGACGCGACAGGCGAGGGCACGTTTGCATTCACCGTGGAGGATGGGGGGGCGTCGGGCGCGCCGGACGCGGCGACGGAGCAGCGGGTGCTCCTGAAGTTCGCCGGGCCGGTGAAGGCGAGCAGCCTTGCGGCAATTGTGCCCGCGGTTTTCGGCCTCGGAACGAGCATCGTCACCAACGGCCCCTCGGCCGAGGTCGTCTACGCGAAAGTGGTTCTTGACTGCGCATGGATAACCGAGGACTTCGACCCGGCGACGGTGACGTGGAACACCAAGCCGGACACCACCGGCGGGGCGGTTGCGGATGCGGCGTGGACGGCTTACGTAGCCAAACTGACCGACACCAACACGCTCAGCCCGTACGGGTCCAACCAGCCGCCGTATTACTCCAAGACGGCCCTGCGGCTGATTGCGCCGGTGACAACGGCCTACGGCGTGGAGGTTCGCGTGGCAGAGATCCGTGCCGAGGACAACAGCATGACGCCGAATGACCGGCTGGCCAGCGCCGATATCGCCGTGACGGTAGGCTTTCAGTCAGGGCTGGCCTATGTGCCGTGACGCCTAAGGCTTGCGTTGGGATAGCGTGACGGCGATGCTGCAAGCGTCATCGGTCGTGGCTTTGCCGGCGGCGATTTCCGGTGCAAGTGCCCGGCAAAGAATCGGGTGAACCTTCGCTGCGGTGTCAGCCGGAATGCGGTGCTCGGTCTTGGCGGTCCAACTGAAGCGGGCCTTGAGCACGTCGCTCTTGGCATCATAGCCCGGCAAGCCGTATTGATTGGTCGTCACATAAACCCCAACGCCCTCTTTGCGCAGTTCTTCGAGGGCACGCTGAACGGCGGCAGCGATGGCGGGCCGGTTGTCCTTGTTGGGCACGCTCAGGTTAACGCTGGCGGTGACATACCAGTTCAGTTCCGGCGCGTCCTCGCCGAAGCAGCACTGCCCGATCAGCAGCAGCCCTAGGAGGATCGCCCCGAAAACCATCCGCTGCCGAAACGCCTTCCGATTGATCCCGTTCATCCGACGTCCTCCTTTGTTTCCCCGCGCCTGGCAGGTTCTCCGAGTCTTACCTACAGCCTACAGCCTCACACCACACCCTGTCCCGCGCGTCCGCGCGCGCTGGCGGCCCCTCAGGGCGCGCCCGGCCGGGCGAATAGGGGAGGGCGGTGTTGGGTTTCGGCAGTCGCATCCCGTGTTCTCCACGCGCCGTATCAAAAGGCATCACAGTATATCACGAGGTGGGCTGATGTCAAGGCGTTTGCGTCCGCGGGCACGGTTCATTGTATGTCGGTCGGTTTCTACGCGCGCCGCCGACCCCACTCGCCACCCGAGGTGTTGCAAATACTAAGGTGTCCTGTCCGCAATCCCCGGATTTTGTAAGTTTTTTTCTCTCGCCCACCCCGGATATACGCGGTTTTCCGCGCGGAAACGCGGTTTTCCCGCCTATGCAAAAAATCCCCGGAATTGGTTTGACTCGGGGTTAGTCTCGGGTATAATGTAGGTGACGGGACAAAGGAAAAGGAGACGACGATGAATCGGGCACAGGCATACCTCAGTGATGTGATCGGGTGGGAGCCGAGCCACACGGTAGATGACGACGTTGTAGCGGCCATCGTGGCCCACGTCCATGAGGTCGGCCGGTGGGATCTGCGCCCCGTGCTGGGCGTCGAAATCGACGGGCAAACGATCCGCATACTCGACGGTCATCACCGCGCGGCCGCGTGGCGCTACCTCCGATATGAGGACGCCGACCCGCTCCCCGCCGACGCGGTTCCCGCGCGGCTGCCTGCGTGGATTATCGAGGATGCCGATTACGCGCAAATCGTGGATGACGTGTTTGGGGGTTGCGCGCCGGGCCGCCTCTCGGATATGGACGATTACATTGATTTGCCGGACGGCGCCTGCTACGCCGACAGCGGATTTCGGGCCAGCCGGGACAGCGGCCTGTAATCGCCCGGAATAGGCCGGGCGCAATGAAAGGGGGAAGTCGTGGCGCTGAGAATGACCAACGCGGCAATGTGCATCGAGGTGCGTGCGACGGGTCGCACCGCTCCGTACGGGATCGGGGAGCGTATCGCGTGCGGCATGGCCACAACGGGCCGGGGCATCGACCGCATCGTCGCGCGTGCGCGTGGTATCGCCGTCCGCGTCTACATCGTGTACAACTGCTCACCCGACATCGAGATCGTGCGCGATTGTCATGGTGAGTGGACGCGCCTGGACGATTTGCGCTAACCGCCCTTCGGGGCAAGGGGGAGACGATGATTCCCAGATGCGTAGCCGGCGCCGTCTCGTGGCAGCAGGGTGATCCGCGTTGGGCGGCCGTCGATACCGATGATCCGCTCACCGACGAGCAGGTCTACAACCTCGCGGTCGATGGGCGTCCGGGCGTCGGGCCGCGCGCCTATCGCGACTGCGCGACCGGCATCGGCGAGACCGAGGCCGAGGCGGTCGCCGACTGCAAAACCCTCATGGCTACAATCGATGGAGACCCGGCTGTGGACCCGGAGGACACCGACGATGACGAGGCGTAAATGGCACGGGCTGCCCGGGCTGCATCGGCTCCTGGTTGCGTTGGGCAAGTTAAGTCCAGACTCCCGCAACGCGCGGACACATGACGAGCGTAACCTGCGGGCTGTGGCCACAAGCCTGGCCCGCTTCGGGCAGCAGAAGCCGATCGTCGTCGATCCCTCTGGCGTCGTCATCGCGGGTAACGCGACGCTGGCCGCCGCCAGGTCTCTCGGCTGGACACACCTGGCCGCCGTCGAGAGCACACTAACCGGTGCTGAGCGTACGGCCTACGGGATCGCCGACAACCGTTCGGGGGAACTCGCCGATTGGTCTGGCGACGTTTTGGCCGATTTGATTGGCGGCCTGGACGACGACCTGCGCGACCTCCTCGAGTTCTCGGATGCGGAGATCGACGAGCTTGCGCGGACGGCAGCAGATCTGGACACCCTGCCGGCGGAGGCCGCCCTTGTGGAGGACCCGGCCGAGATGGGCGTGGAACCTCTCCCCGCCATCACCTGGGTGATGCTGGGCGTGCCCACAGCGAATCTGGGCGAGGTGCAGGGGCAGATCGATACGCTGTCCAAACGACCCGACGTGGTCATCTACATGGGGATGAGTAATCGTGACCCGAATAAAAAACAAACGTGACAACTCGCGCCTGCCGGAGAAGCTCCGTCTCCGCCGTCACTTCCTCGCCCGCTACCATGCACGAGGGGCCCGGGTTATGGACTGTTGCGCCGGCGAGGGGCGCCTCTGGCGCGCGCTTCGCGCGGAGTTTTCGGTGGCGGCATATTTACCGTTGGATCTCAAGCCGGCACGCGGCCGGCTGGCCTGCGATTCTCGAAGGATGTTGGCGACGCCCGGCTGGACCGCCGACGTCGTCGACATCGACACCTACGGACATCCGTGGGGACACTGGGTGGCGCTCCTGGCCACGTGCGACCATGACGTCACTGTGTTTCTCACGGTGGGCAGGATGGCCTACGGTTCGGGCGCGAATCTGCCTCGCGATCTGCTGCGCGCCCTCGGCATCCCGTTTCGCCTGCCGCCGGGGCTGGCGCTCAAGATGCTTCCTGTACTCATCTCGCGCGTGCTGGCGCTGGCATTGGACCGATTCCGGGTGGTCGAGGCGGCCCGCTATCTGTCTCACGCGAGCGAGGCACAATCGACCATGCAATACATTGGCCTGAGAATGGAGGTGAAGCGATGAAGGTGATCTACGAGCCCCGCGGGGCGGCGCGCGAGTACGCGCCTCTGGCGGCAAACCTGTATCGCGGGTGCAGCCATGCCTGCCGATACTGCTATGCGCCGGCCTGCCTGCGCATGGACCCCGGCGCGTTCGCGCACGCGGCCCCACGCACCGAAGTGCTGCGGCACCTGGCCGTGGACGCCGCCCGCTTGCGTGGGGAGGCGGGACCGGTGCTGCTGAGTTTTACCCACGACCCGTGGCAGCCCTGCGAGCGGGAACACCGCCTGACTCGTGGAGCCCTCGCGATCCTCACTCGCGTGGGCATCGGGGTTCGCACGCTGACGAAGGCGCCCTTGCGCGCGCTGGAGGATGACGGGGCCGCGCTGGTGGCCGCGGACGCCGAGTTCGGCGTCTCCCTGAGCTGGACGGACGATTCGCTCCGCGCCCAGTGGGAGCCCCTGACGGAGGGCGTCTCGGACCGCGAGGCGGCGCTGAGGCGCGCGCGCGCGATGGGCCTGCGGACCTGGCTGTCGGTGGAGCCGGTGATCGACGTGGACGAGGCGCTCGGCGTGATCGAGCGGCTCTCGGGTTGGGTGGACATGGTCAAGGTCGGCAAGCTGAATCACGACCGCGCGCTGGAGTCGGCCTGCGATTGGGGACGCCTGGTCGAGGAGTCGGAGTCGATTTTCCGCACGACCCACCAGGCGTATTACCTCAAGGCCGACCTCGTGCGGGCGGTGGGAAGGAGGCCGGTCCATGCCTGACCTCACACCCAAGCGCATCCGCTCGGTGCGCCTGGCCGCCGGCATGACGCAGGACGAACTCGCTCTGCGTCTGCGCGATGTGCACGCGAAGCTGTATCGGGGCGTCCCCGGCGTGCCGGCGCTCAAGACCACGTGCGTCCAGGTCTCGCGTTGGGAGGCGGGCGACCGCGAGCCCACGGGCACAGGCCGCGAGGCGCTTGCGCGTCTGCTCGACGACCTGTCGCGTTCGGCCCCGTAGACTGGATTTTCGATTTGTGGCCCGCGTGTTTCAGCCCGCGCGGGCGCGGACGAAAAACAACCGGGAAAATCCGTGTGTCGTAACCGTATCCCCAGGCGGGGTTTAGGAAAATAAACCGGGCACGTCTGATAATACTTCTTGCCCGCGTAGCAAATCCACGTAGCATCTGAACCCGCCTGAGCCGTTCGCAGTGCAATCAACAGATGCGAGTTACGGACAAACTGTCTGAAGTATATTTGCACACCGGCATACGCACCATCCTGTAATGACATGCACCATTGACCTGGGGGCTCTGTGAGCGTAAACGAGGGGACAAAGATCGGAGCGCATCATGACCCTGACGCTCGATTTATCCCCGTGCCGCACCCGTCGCCGGGCGCCACCGGCGCCTGCCGACCAGACGGAAACCCTGCAGCCTGCGCTGCCGGCGGGCCTGTTGGCCGACCCGAGGCTGACCGGCCTGTGCGTACAGGTCTGGATCGTGGTCGACCTGTTCGTGTCGCCGAGCCTGGACGAGATCGCCTCGATGACCGGCGCGACGCCGCGGAGCGTCGAACGCTCGGTCTCGCGGCTCGAGTCGTGCGGGTGGCTGCTTGTGTGCTCGCGCGCGGCCTCTGGTCGCAATTTCTACGTGGCGGTCCACCGCACACCGCCGGGGGCGATCAACGCGGAGGCGCGGGCCGAACGCATCATCCGGCGCCTGACGCGCCGGGAACCCGAGCCGATGGCCGAACAGGACGCGCGGAAGGTGGACGGCTGGAACAGCCTCTGCGCGCGGACGCAGCGGGACCCGGCCGCGTGGTAGCCGGCGAGGAGGGTAGGGCGAACATACAGGGCGGCCCCCAGGGGTCGCCCGTTTCGTTTGAGGCGAGGAGGGATGAGGCATGAACCCGCTGGCGCGTGTCCCGGGAAAGAAGCGCATCGACGCGTGGGAGAAGGGCGACTACGCGCACGTGCCGGCGGGCGACGACGCGGACGAA